AAAATGGCTAATACAATAGACCAAGCCTTTATAAAGCAGTTTGAAACTGAAGTTCACATGGCGTATCAGCGTATGGGTTCCAAGCTACGGAACACTATTCGCTCTACAAATGTATCAGGTTCAACTGCACGATTCCAGAAAATAGGCACTGGATCAGCGTCAACAAAATCACGCAATGGTAATGTATCTCCTATGGAGCTAGTACACACCAATGTCGAAGTATCAATGAGCGATTACTATGCTGCTGAATACATCGATAAGCTTGATGAGTTGAAAACAAATATCAACGAGCGACAAGCTGTAACTCAATCTGCTGCTGCTGCTCTTGGTAGAAAAACAGATGAGCTTATCATTACTGCTATGGATGCAGGTGCTAACTCAACTCAAATTGCAGATACAGGTGGTGCACTTGTAAAAGCAGACTTGCTTACATTGTTTGAAACAATGGGTACGGCAGACATTCCAGAAGACGGTCAACGTTATCTTGCAATGTCTCCTGCAGGATATGCTGATTTGTTTGCAATTAACGAGTTTGCTTCATCAGACTTTGTTGGTCCGCAAAACCTACCATTTGCAGGTGGTATGACAATGAAAGAGTTCTTGGGCTTCAAGATCTTCTCAACGTCTGCTGTATCAGGTGGTAAAAACTTTGCTTACCACACAACTGCTGTAGGTATCGGTGTGAACTCTGATGTTCAAACTGAAGTAAACTATGTTGCTGAGAAAGTATCTCACCTAGCAACATCAATGATGTCAATGGGCGCAGTAGCTATCGATGATAACGGTATCTACGAAGTCCTAGACAATAACTAAGAGGAGGATTTATAATGGCTTATTCTGCATCAGGTCTTTCTCGCATGGCAGGTGGTGGTGGTCATAGCCTTTGGTTTTATGACTCAACTGACGCTATGACAGCGGTTCGCGCTTCTGGTTATTTTAATGACGCTGCTAGCATGTTGAATGTTGGTGACGCTATTTTTGTACTAGATAGTGATGCACCTGCTATGAGTGTAGCAGTGGTATTGTCGAACACTGGTTCTGTAGTCGATATATCAGACGGCACAGCAATTAGTGTAACCGATAGTGACTAATTGAGTGGGGGCATTAGCCCCCTCTCTTTATATAGGGGTTTGTAATGGCTTTAAGTACACCTGCTAATAGTGCAATTGATATATGTAGTCGTGCTCTCATCTTAATTGGTGCAGAGCCTATTACTTCTTTTGAAGACGATACGTCTGAAGCTTTGATTGCAGGTAATATGTATGAAGATATTGCAAGATCAAACTTAGTTTCTACTCGTTGGAGGTTTGCTTCAAATCAAGCTGTATTAAATAGGCTTACTGATGAGCCAACAGGTAGGTTTGATGCTGCATATCAATTACCTTCTGGATTGCTTTTTGTTCATGCGGTCACAGTAAGAGACCTTCAAATACAATACAATATTTATGGAAATAAAATATTTTGCGATGCTACAGCGCAAGATGAATTAGTTATAGATTACACATACAGAGCAGAAGAAGTTGATTGGCCTTCTTATTTTTCTGTTTGTGTTGAATATGCAATGGCTATTGTTTTTGCTACTGCTTTGGCTAGAGATCAATCGCTTTCTACAATGATGGATAATCAATATAATAGAGTTTTAGCAAAAGCTAGATCGATTGATTCTCAACAACAATCAACTAAAAAGCTTATTACTTCTAGGTTTATAACAAATAGGCGTACTTAATGCAAAAGGCTAGAGTTCCGTTAACAAACTTTCAATATGGCGAAATTAGCCCTTCTCTAGTAGCAAGAACAGATTCCGCTATATACAATTCTTCAGCACAAAGTGTTAAAAACTTTTTTATTATGTCTGAGGGCGGTGTTAAAAAACGTGGTGGGTTTAAAGCACTACATGACTTTTCTTCTATTTCTGAAGATACAACTAAAACTCAACAAGTAAGAATTATTCCATTTGTGTTTTCGGATGACGAACAATACATTATTGCTTTATCAAATCAAAAAGCAGAAATATTTTTTATTAACCCAACTACAGGCGCAGTGTCATTAGCAACAACTGTTACAACAGATGTAAATAGTGCCACTGTTCCTTGGACAGCCCAATATTTGCATGAAATAACATATGCCCAAGCAGGTGATATATTATTTTTAAGCCATGCTACTTTTAAAACTCAGCAATTAGTTAGAACAGGTTTAAATACTTTTCAGGTAGAGCCTTTTTCTTTTCAGGTTCAAGCAGGTTTGGCAAGAACATATCAGCCTTATTATTCTTTTCAATCTACTGGCGTTACTCTTGATCCTTCCGCAACAACTGGCTCTGTAACTTTGACTACAAGTGCAAGTTATTTTGATACAACAGGTTCTCAATCTGGAGGTAACTATCCTGATTCTAAGCATATAGGAGTCAGGTTGAGATACCATGAGGCTGAATTATTAATTACATCTGTTCAGTCTGCTACTTCTGCTACAGCTAATGTTGTTGAAGAGCTTTTTGTTGAGTTAGATGCTAATGCTATTAGAACTATTGATGGCTCATCTACTATAGAAATTACTCATTTCAATCATGGAATGGCGCAAAATGATTCTATTACTCTTAGGAATGCTAGTGCTGTTGGTGGTATTAATGCAAATCATATAAATGGAACAAGAACTATAACAGCAGTTGTTGATGAAAATAGATACACAGTTACCGCAGGTGCGGCTGCTAATACATCAGAAGATGGTGGCGGCAATATGGATGTTATTACTCATGCCCCAACAGAACAATGGTTTGAGCAATCTTATTCTGATTTAAGGGGCTACCCTGCGGCTGTTGGTTTTCATGAAAATAGATTATGGTTTGGTGGAACTATATCACAACCTGATACTGTATGGGCAAGTAAGTCTGGTTTATATTATAATTTTGATATTGGAACAGCTCTTGATGATGAGTCTATAGAACTTGTTATGAGTATTGGAGAAGTGTCAACAATACGTCATTTTGTTTCTAACAGAGATATACATATTTTTACCGCAGGTTCAGAATTTTTTATTCCATCATTTCAGAACCAACCTCTTACGCCAACCAATGCTAGGGTAAAAAGACAAACTTCTTTTGGGAGTACGTTTGCTAGGCCGCAACCCTTTTATGGCTCAACATTATTTACACAGTTAAGTGGTACGGCAGTTAGGTCGTTTGTATTTAGTGATGCTGAAGCTGCATATAAATCTGATCCTATATCTTTGCTTTCTACTCATTTAATAAACAATCCTATACAGTCATGTGTTACTATTAGCGATGTTGGTGCTTCTGATGCTGCTGTTTTCTTTTTAAATTCTGACGGTACTTTGGTTGTTTATAATTTAAATAGAGTTGAAAATATTGCAGGTTGGACAAAGTTTGAAACATCAGGCAAGTTTCATTCAATTACTTCTGTATCAGATAAAATGTTTGCTGTTTTAAATGTTGATATGGGTTCTGGCACAAATAGTTTTGTATTATGTCAGCTTGATAAAGATCTTAATTTAGACTGCGCTAATACTTATTCTGGTTCGTCAGGAGTTTTTACTGTATCAAATTTTTTTGAAAATGGCGCTGTAGTCGATGTAATAAGCTCTACGGACTACTTGGGAACATTTACTGTGGCAAGTGGTGAGATAGATGTTTCGGCTGTAGACAGCTCTCTGAGTAGCTGTGAGATAGGTTTTGGTGTTGATATAGAATTAAAAACAAATCCAATAGATATTAATACTGGCATTGGACCCGAAACAGGAAGGCGCAGAACTTTATCAAGTGTAATTTTAGATTTATTTGATACTCTTTCTGTATCCGTAAATAATAAAAAGTTAATCATTAGAAAAGTTAATAATGATTTTAGTCAGCCAAGACAGCCAGTAACAGGTAAAAAAGAGTTCTATCTTTTGGGTTATAACAGAGATCCACAAATAACAATTACACAAACAGCGCCATTAAAAATGCAGCTTAATGGAATTACTGCGGAGGTTTCTTTCTAATGAGTATTATACCACTTATTTTAGGAGGTATTTCTACGGTTGCCTCTATTGCAGGTGCAAAGAAAACATATGATGCTCAAAAAGAAGCTGCTAGAAAAGCAGCAGAAGTTGGCAAACTACAAGCAAGACAATATGTTGCAGAACTTTTTGCTACTGAAGCATCAGCTAATTTACAAGCAGTTAATAGAATGGAAGAACACAGAATAGCTGAGTCACAAAATATAGCTCATTTTAGTGCAATGGGGCGATCAGATAGATCTGTTGAGGCATTTATGAAAAGAAATGAGCAAATAGCTAAAAAGGATATTCAAACAATTGAAAGGCAAGTTGAGCTTCAAAGAGCTAACTTAACTACAGCTGCATCCGTTGCTTCTAAATATGGGCAAAGTGAAGCAGCAGGAATTAGATCAACTGCTACTGCAAATCTTTTAACAAACATGTCAAACATTGCACAAAATGTTAGCCCTCTTTTTGCAAAACAAACTTCTAATTTTGTAAATAGAACTGACCCACACCAATAGGAAATTAACATGGCAATAATAGCAGCTAAAAGACAATATAAAACTGTAGGCCCTGTAGGTGTTGTTAGAATAAATACAGGAGAAGTTGATGCTAAACTAAAAATGGCTAATGCGGTTCAGGAAATGACCAATATGGCTATTACTGAAATGGGTCGTCAGTCTGTTCGCCAAGGCGAAGAAATGGCTGAAGAAGTTATAGCTAATAGAATTACTACAATTAATCCTAAAACTGGAAAGCCAGAAGCTTTAGATTGGGTTGGTGACAATAGATTCCTAGGAAGAAAAGGCGCAGAAGCATATACAAGAGTTGTTACTGAAAGATTTCAACATTTAATTGAAAATGATATTAAGCTTGAAGCATCTAGAATTGCTACTGAAGTTGAAAACAAACCTCATTCCGTTGAAGAATTTAAAGATAAAATGCTTGCATATGGTAAGGGTATGCTTAAAGGGACTGAGGATAATGGAAAGCCTACAGTTTATAGTCGCTTTGCTGAAAACACTTTAACTCATTACATTACTGCATCTACAATAAATTTAGACAAACAAAGACAACAAAGAGAAAGAGAACAAAATAAAATTGTTCTTTCTGAACTTAATTCTAATAGGAGAGATTTACTTTATCAAAATGTTTATGGCGGTCCAGATGATCTTTCTACTGCTCAAAATACAATAACACCTCTTATCGGTGCTATTATTGATTCTGTTGAAGATGGTGTAGAATCAGGAAATTTAGATTTTGGTGAAGTAGAAAGAGAAAAGAAAAGAATAGCTTTTACATATGGCAGTGCTGTTATTGCAAAATATATGGATGAGCTTAGTGTAGCTTCTTCTTCAAATATTGCTTTTGCTCTTAAGAATGGCGATGTGAGTGATCTTAATAAAGAAGAACAAAAAATATTTAATGAAATAGTTAGATACTCATATGGAGTAGCAATAGATGAAGAAGGGAATCAAAGGAAAGCATTAGATAGAAATATATCTCTTGAGCTTTCTACAATAGCTGAACAAAAAACTTTAGAAATTGCTAATGATTTTGAAAGAAATAAATTTGCTGTTGCTTACGAAAACTATACTGCAACTAATGATTTGCTAAATGATGTTGGAATATCCATAGATGATTTATATGAAAGAAAAGATGTTGATATAGATAAGCTAGAAGATTTATTTATAAATAGATTTGACGATATAATTCAAGCAGGTTTAAATCTTGATATTGAGAATCTTGATAGGGTTGCTTTCGAAACTGAATTAGCTCAAAAAGCAGCAGAAAAATTAATTATAGAAGCTTATGAAAATTATAGAGGCTTACCTGAAGATGCAAGAAAAGATATTAATAGGGGTTATATAAGTGCTGAAGGTGCTGAAGAACTTACAGGTAAAACAAAAGCAGCTATAAAAACATTAAACAAATTAGCAACAAAATATTCAATACCTAGAAATAAATTAGATGCTTTGATGCAGGACTTATCTAGTTCAGATAAAAGAAGTAGCACTATTGAAAAAAATAAACAAACTGCAAAAACTCTTTTACAAATAGAAGATGCTATTTCTGAAATACAAACATCGGATAATTTTAAACGCGTATATGTAGAAGGATTAGGCGCTGTTGACAGTGGAGTGTATTTGTCAGCAGTCCAGAAAACAAACGCTGAATTTCGATTAAAAACAGAATATGGATTAAGACTTGTAAACAATGAAACAACAACAGTTACAAGAGATGGCTTAGAGGAATATGTAGATTCTTCAGATTTAGATGATATTCTAGATTATCTAGTAAACAATAATGATGAAGGAATAGAACCATCATTAAAACAAATCATTGATGATAACTTATCAAAAGGTCTTGCATCAAAATCTGCAATGATTGCTAATTTTAGCAATAGAAAATCTGTAAAATCTTCAATTGAAAGTAATGATAAAGCAGCTAATGACGCTACACTTCTTATTAGTCAAATTGAATCAGATGATACAAATAGAATATACCCAACAGAAAAAGAAAAAAAGATTATAAGCTCTTATATTTTAGGCGGTCAAGATGCAAATGATTTTTATTTAAGTCGTAATGCTTATAATGCAGAAAATCCTGCTGCTCAAAGATTATTTAATGTTGTTTCAAAAGGTTATGTTCCTAATGAACTAATTGATTATTTTGATGATTTGATAAAAGGTGTTCCATTTCAATCAAATGACGCAAATAAAAATTTATTAACTTTATATTCTCAATTTTCTAAACAAGTTTCTGGAAATGCTATAGTTAATTTAATTCGCCCTGCTTTGGGAGATGATAAATCTGCAAAACTAGAGGCAATATTAGAGTTAAGCAAATCTTCTAATCTGCCTGTAGGTGAAATTGCAACTTCATTAAAAGAATCAATGCTTACAGATAGATCGAAAACTAGGTCTATAAAACTTGGAAGCGTAAAAAAACCAATAAGTGATGATAACTTCATTATGGAAACAATTGAAGATACTGCATTAAATACAGATGCTAGAAGGGCGCTCGTTCCTTTAGTTCAGTATTTAGATGGCGCAGGTTTTTCAAAAGGCGAAATACAAGATAAAATAAAAAAATATTATAATTCTCTTTATGCTGATACTGAAGGTTATATTGTAGATCAATCATCTATTAATGGTCAAAAATCTTCTTTTGCTTTAGATCGTTTATTTTTAGATTCTGAAATAAAAAGTTTTTTTGTTGATTATGTAAATAATGAAATATCAAATGCAGGATATAACCTTTCTATTAGAAATGATAACATTACCGAAAACAGAGCTTATCTATTTCCAATAGATAGTAGAGGTGGTGGAGTTACTTTTATGGTTATGCAGCAAGACGAACAAGGTGTATTTGTTCCTGTAATGGCTAATGGATTACCTCTTGGCGTCTCAACATCAGAAGACCCTATAAAAGATTTTGCACAAAAAAGACAAAAAAATAAAATTTTAAGACAAAGAAATTTTGAAGAAATATTAGAAATAAGAAAATCAAACTTACCTTCTCAAAAAATAGACACAGATTTAACAAAAATGCTTAATCAAATGCAAGGTGGGTCTGGAGGCATTCCTGCCTTTAGCTTTTTTGGTAACTAAAAATGGCTGTTGATCTTAGATATGCAAACGATCAAATATCAAGTTTAAGTTCTATAGATTTAGATAGAACAAATCCAACTTTTTTACAAACTGTAGGAAGCCAATTAAGATATAGTTATGCTCCAATAATTGATACTCTTTCTAATGCTATGGAGTTTGGAAATGTTGAAACTGATTTAAACTATGATCCTCGTCCAGACATGGAAGGTTATGAAGATTACTTTGATACTCTTGTTCATGCTAAAAATGCAGAACACATGAGCATTCTTAAGAACCAAATAACAAGTTATGAAAAAAATAGAGAAGTATTGGCTGAAGCAGGGTTCTGGAAAAACTTAGGTGCGGGATTTTTAGATCCAGTTAATCTTGTTGCTCTTCCTTTTGGCGGCCCTACAGTTGGTGTAGCAAAATCTATGTTGCGTGGTGGTGCAGCCGCAGGTTTAATACAAACAGGTCTAGAAGGTCTAAGAGTTCCTTTTGATCCTGTAGCTACAAAAGAAGAAGCTGCTATAAATATTGGCACTACAGCAGTATTTGGCTCTATGCTTAGTGGTGCAATTAGTGTTCCCATAACTAGAAGATCAATTGCTCTTAAGAAAACTGAGCAATCTCATAAAGAATATATGGAAGCAATAGGTGCTTCTGAAGATGTAGAAAAACTTACACCTGCGGACATATTAGGAAAACGTGCAAGAGAAGAAAGATCACTAGCCTCTTCTACAGATGAAGATTTAAATATAGCTATAGAAGCTGAAAATAGAAATATATTTGGAATTGAAAAAAGAGTAGAAGAAATAGAAACTGAGTTAAAAAACTTAGATGATCTTAGTAATGAACAAATTGAAAATTTAGTTGATGAACTAGATTCTCTTGCAAGAAATAAAGCTCAATCTGAATCTACAATAAAAGTTACAAGACATGAACGTGCATTAAGACAAATAGAAGATGCAGGTATGGACGATGCTTATGATATTGCTCCAAATATTTTTATAAATAGCCCTTTGTTTAAATTAGTTACAACCCCTATGAAACGTGTTTTGCAATCAGATGTTGTAAACACAGCTAAAAAATCAATGTTGCAGCTTGCAGGAGATAGTGGTCTTGCATTGGTAATGAATAAGTTTGGTTTGTCCATTGGCCCTTCTGTATATCAAACAGCGCGAATTATGGAAGGAGAATGGGTTCAAGTAGATAGGCAGCTTAAAAAGCTTTGGTCTGAAACTTTAGGTCAAGGGGAAGGCGCAGGTTTTGGATTAGGAATAAATTCTTTAGATTTGGTAGAAAGATTTCATGCGAGACCGCAATTTCTTGGTGGTAAAAAAACAGGTAGAACTTATGGCGAATGGCTAGAAAGTGTTAATGAAAAAAGGATTAAGGGTGTAGAGGGTTTAACAGATCAAGAACAAAATGCTGTTAATACTTTAAATAACTTTTATTTAAAAAATGAAAAACGTCTAAGAGAAATAGGTTTATTAGGTGACTCTCAAAACATAAAAAGAAAAATAGAAACTCAAGATTATAATCTAAAAAAAGTAAGAGAAAAACTAGCAGCTTGGGAAGAAAAAAGAAAAGCAGGAAAGCTTAGGAAGTGGGAAGAAAGTAAAAAGAAAAATGCTTTAGATATAACAAGGATGTATGAGCGTAAAATAATTAGACTTACTGAGGCAAAAGAAGAAAACGAATTAATGCTTCAGTTTATTAAAGATTATGAAATTATGCCACCTAATGAAACGGTTCATTTCCCTAGATATTGGAATGTGCCTTACATTAAGAAAAACAGAAGTAAGTTAGAAAGAGTTATATCTGATTGGTTTGAAGAAAATAATACTATTATTGTTAAAGAAAATGGTAAACTTGTTAGAAAAGAATTACCAAAAGATAAAGAGTCTAGAGATAAAAGAGCTAAAGAAGCAGTTGATAATATACTAGGTATAAAGGATATATTAGATCCTGACTCTGTTAATTATGGTTTTGGTAAGTCTAAGCATTTACGCCATAGACAATTAGATATTCCAAACTCTCTTGTTTATGATTTTATTATTAAAGACCCAATAGCTGTAATGAAGGTGTATACCAATAAAACATCTGCTACTTATCAGTTTCATAAGATGTTTAATAATAGAAGTGTTGTTGAGGTTCTTGATGATATTGAAGAAGAAATGCTTCTTGCAGGTAATTCTGAAATAGAAATAAATAAATTTCGTAGAGATTTTAAAGGTATGTATGATCGTATAGTTGGATCTCCAACTAGAAACTTTGATCGCATTGATTTTAAAATGGCTCAAGTTTCAAAAGACCTTGCTTACGTTAATTATTTAGGTTCGTCAGGATTCTCTGCAATACCAGATTTTGCTAGAATTATTATGGAGCATGAACTTGGCGATGTTGTAAAAGGTTTAACATCTATTTTAGATCAAGATATTCGAGGTATGAATAGAGCAGAGTTAGACGCTATTGCTGAAGCTGTTGAGATACTTCAAGGCTCTGCACATGTAAGATTTACTGATAACATGACAAACAATCCATTGCAGTCTTCAACATGGGATTCAATGAGAAGTGTTTATAATGTTGCTAATCTTTTGGGTCCAATGACTCAAATAGCCAAAACATTAGATGGCCTTATTCGTGGTCATACATTAGTTAAGCTTTCTAAGAAATGGGCTGCTAATGACCCTAAAGATTTAATTAGCCAACAGGATGTTACATATTTAGCAAGGTATAATATTACTGAAGAAATTGCAAAAGAGATTGCAGCGGCGCCAACTCAACTTACTGAAAGAGGTTTATATCTTCCTAATACTGCCGCGTGGACTAATACTATTAAATTTCCAGAGCATACAGCAAAAATAATTACAGGGCCAACAAACAGAACTGACAAAAATGGTAATTATGTTGCTGCATTTTATAATAATGAAACAAAAACTATTAGAATAGATGAAGATTATATTCGTGATGTAATGTGGCCTAATCGTTCTTTTGAGAATCCAAGAGTAGAAGGTGTAAAGCCTATAGAAAAAGGTGTTATTAATAGCGAAGATGATCTTGTTCAGTTTGTTAAAATGCATGAGATAATGCATAATAAGTATAGACCAAAACAGTTAGGCACTCTAAAAGAAGTAGAGGTTGAGGGTACTGTTTCTAAACGAATTAGAGTTAAGAAGTTTGATTTAGAAAAAAGTCTTACTGATGATTCAATTATAGAAAGTATGCCTAAAGCAAAACAATCAATAGCAAAAAAACTATTAGAAGAATATCAAATTATTAGGAATTCTTTTGCGGTTTCTAAAGACTTAAAAAAAATGGAAAAACGTTTTCAAGAAGGATATGATAAGTTTGTTAAGTCTTTGCCTAAAACAAGAACTACAAAAGTAAAAGGCAAGGTTAAACAAAAAGTAACTGATCAAGCAGCATATGAAAATGCTATCAACGATTTAGCTGTTAAAGAAATAAAATCTCAACAAAGAGTTAAACCAGAAACAACAGAAACATTTCGTACTGCATTACAAAGCGGTATATTAAATACAATTATGCAAGGAACACCTGCTGACAAACCTTTAATTACAGATGGTGTTGTCTATGTTCCACATCGTATTGCTAAAGTTTTTGGTTATGAAGAAGACGAGGTTGTAAAAGGATATGCTAGAATGGAATCTGGTATTTTAGGACTTCCATTTCAATTTTATAGTTATTCATTAGCTGCAATGAACAAAGTAACTGGCGCTTATTCTCAAGGTCAAATTAAAAATAGAATGGCAGGTGTTTTATCTGCAATGGGTCTTGGCTATTTATCAATTAAGATTAAGAGTAAATTAAGTGATGGTGCTGAAAGACAGTGGGAAGAGATGAGTCAATCAGATAGGTTTATTAGAGCTTTCGATCAAAGTGGTTTGTTAGCTTTATATTCTGATCTTATGTATACTTCTATAAATACAAGCATGGCCTTGGGTAAAGGTAACTATTTAGATGGTGTTGTTGCTCCAAAGTTTCCGCAAGAAGAAGATTACTTAGATGCTTTTACTGGCATTGCAGGTGCAGGACCAAGTATTATTTCTGACTTGACAATAGACCCTGCCAGATCATTTTTAAATGGCGAAGAGGGTGACGCTGTTAAACAATTTTGGCGAAGTTTACCGTTTATGCGTTTATGGTTTTGGAAAAATGAAATGAACGGTATGTCTTTAGGATTAGCTAGACAATTGTAATTTGGGTGGGGATTTTTGTGCGTTGATAAATCTTTAAAATTTTGTAATTAAAATAACAAAGATATAGGTGACACATGACAATCAACATTGCAGACAATTCCCCTCGTATTTCTTACACAGTAGGTCAAGGAGTAACACAATCAAGCTTTGCAGTACCCTTTGAGTTTTTCAACAATACTGATTTAAATGTCTACGTTGACGGAACGCTTAAGACAATCACGACACACTACACTGTTACAGGTGGCGATGGTTCTACTGGTACTATTTCTATGTCTGTCACAGGCGGCACTGGTGGGTCTACTGTTGTTGTTACCCGTGATATTGCATTAGAAAGAACAACTGACTTTCCTGTTTCTGGCGCATTTAATATTGTTTCCTTAAATACAGAATTAGACAGATTAATTGCTATTGCTGCTGATTTAGATGATTTAGCAGGTCGCGGAGTAAAGCTTTCTGATTTTGATACTGCTGCTACACTAACATTACCTCTTGCTGCTGACAGAGTTAATAAAGTTTTGGCGTTTAATTCTGCAGGAGACACTCTTGTTTCTCAAGAACTTGGTGTGTGGAAAGGTAATTGGGCTGCATCTACTGCTTATGTAGAAAGAGATTTGGTAAGAGATAGTAGCGATGGAAGTATATACATAGTTACAAGTGCTCACACTTCTAGCGGAAGTACGCCATTAGATACAAATACTAATAGCTCTAAGTATAGTGTTATTTTTGATGTAGGTGCTATGCTTGTTGATACTATTACTATGTCTGGGAATCTTACTGTAAATGGTAATACTACACTTGGTAATGCATCATCAGATACAATTACAACAACTGGAACAGTTTCTAATTTACGCATGTCATCTACAAATGTCACAGATATTTTAGATGAAGATAATATGTCTAGTAATAGTGCTACATCATTAGCAACTCAACAATCTATAAAAGCATATGTAGATAGTCAGGTTGGCGCGAGTGATACTCTTACTGAAATTCTAGGCAATGGTAATATTACAAGTGGTGCTAATATACAGCTTACCACAACAGATGAATTACAGTTTAGAGATACAGCATTAAAGATTAGTTCATCTGCTGATGGGCAGTTAGATATTGATGCTGATACAGAGCTAGAAATTACAGCGCCTACGGTTGACATAAATGCGAGTACTGAAGTTAACATTAGTGGTGATCTTACAGTAGATACTGATACGCTACATGTAGATAGCAGTAATAATCGAGTGGGAATTAAAACAACAAGTCCTGATAATGAGCTAACAGTTATCGGAACTGGTTTTTTTGGTGCAAGTACAGCTGGTGTTGGGCTGTCTAATAGTGGTGCTAATCTTGCTGTTATTTCTGGGCAAACACCATCAGGAACATACAAGCCTCTTAAAATATCTTCTACTGATCCATCTAGTAATTATTTGTATTTTGATACTACAAGCGGCATTGGGATAAATAATGATAGCCCTTCTAGTTTTAATAGTAAGCTTGTTATAGGTGGAACTTCTGGCTCTAACACTATGACTATTGCTAGTGGAACAACAGGCGTTGGTAATATTCACTTTGCAGATGGAACAAGTGGCGATGCTTTAGATGAAGGATACATTAGGTATCACCACCAATATGATAGATTAGTTTTAGGTACTGCTAGCGCTACTGTTGAGCCACTTAGAATAACAAGCAGTGGTTCTGTTGGCATTAAAGTTGCTGGTGATCCTAGCACAGAATTAGAGGTTAACGGTACTGTCACTGCAACTGGTTTTGCTTCTACTGGCAACATGACCTTTGGTGACAACAACAAAGCCATCTTTGGCGCAGGGTCTGACCTACAGATTTACCATGATGGTTCACACTCATATATTTCAGACCAAGGCACTGGCAACCTAAGAATACTTGCACAAGAATTTAACGTTAAATCTGCAAGCGGTAATACTGATTTAATTTATGCTGTTAATGGTGGTTCAGTTTATTTATATTACAACGGTAATACTCGCATCACCACAAATGCGACAGGAACTGACTTTGTTGGCACCATTACGGCTGATGGTCTGACTGTAAATAGTGGCACAGATAATGAAGGTATTAGTGTTGTAAGCACAGATGCAGGGTCTTACGTTACAGTTGCCGACAATGGCACAACAGGCAACACTAGATTTGGCGCAGTTAGCAATGACTTCAAGATAGACGTAAACAGTGCGGAGAGACTCCGCATTTCATCGGACGGGGATGTTGGAATAAACAAGTCCACCATACCAAATACTTCATCTTCTAGCTATAAAACGCTTGTCATATCGAATGAGGAAGCAAGTAAAACATCAAGATTTCTTGCTATGGGCGCTGCATCGGCATACACAAGCTATGCATCACTTACATCAGGTACGCATAGTGGTTCGGTTTTTTATTCTCCAGCATTAATGTACACTGATACTTTAAGGTTCTTTTCAGCGCCTCTCAACAACGAACCTGATGATACAAATGTAACGGAGCGTATGAGGCTTACAACAACTGGGTTAGGCATTGGGGTAACAAGCCCAAGCTCTTACAATGCGGCAGCTAATAATTTAGTTATTTCTGATGGCGGCAATGCAGGGATAACTATTGTTTCTCCATCTACTGACTCTGGCAGTTTGTTTTTTGCAGATGGCACTTCTGGCACGGCTGCATATGCAGGTTTTGTGCAATATGGTCATGCGGCTGAGAAGCTTCTTTTGGGAACAGGTGGCACAACTAAAGTTACAATTGATGGCACTGGCAGCGTGGGCATTGGGAACACAAACCCTAGTGATTATAATAGTAATGGTAATAATCTTGTAGTTGGAACTACGTCTGGAAACAACGGTATTTCTATAGCTTCTGCAACGTCAGGGCTTGGTAGTATTTACTTTACAGATGGAACAAGTGGAGTTGCACAATACAGAGGAATAGTTCAATACGATCATGCCTCTGATTATATGCGTTTTTTTACAACATCAGCAGAACGTATGCGTATCGACAGCAGCGGTAATGTTGGGATTGGGGGAACGTCATTTAACGCATATCAGGACAGCGCAGATCAATACGAGTTTAATATTTATAATAATGGTCAGTTTGCGGCTTCTGTAAATAACGCAGTAGTTGGATATTTAAACCGACAAAATGGTGATGGAGAAGTATTAAGTATCCGCAAAGACGGCACTACGGTGGGGAGTATTGGGTGTAATGGCCCTCAACTTTTTATTATGGGTCGTTCTACTGATAGTGGTATTTTCTTTGGTACTAACAATATTTATCCTTTTAGGACAAGCGGTGTATCCGATGACACTATAGATATTGGACATCCTAGCTATCGTTTTGATGACATCTACGCTACCAACGGCACAATCCAAACATCTGACCGCAACGAAAAACAAGACATTGCAGAGCTTACAGACGCAGAGCAACGAGTAGCTGTAGCTGCCAAAGGTTTGTTGCGTAAGTTTCGTTGGAAAACGGCTGTAGCTAAAAAAGGCGATGAAGCTAGAACTCACTTCGGCATCATAGCGCAAGACTTGCAAGCTGCATTTGCGGCTGAAGGATTAGATTCTAGTGACTACGCAATGTTCATTTCTACCACTTGGACTGATGAAGAAACTGGCGAAGAAAGAACTAGAATGGGCGTAAGATACAGCGAACTCTTAGCCTTTATTATAGCAGCAATATAGGAGATTTATCATGGCTGTAACATACACTTGGACTATACCTACCGTAGAGCGCAATTTATCTGACGGTGGCATTACCATTATTCACTGGCGTTGTACTGGCGTTGATGGCGATTATTCAGCTTCTTCATACGGCACAACAGGCCACACACCAGATGCTAGTGCAGAAGGTTTCATTGCATATGATGATGTGACTGAGGCCAACTGCATTGCATGGGCGCAAGGCGCTCTAGACAAGGACGCAGTTGAAGCAGCTATTGCTGATGACATTGCTGTTCAGAAAACTCCAACCACTGGCTCAGGACAACCTTGGGCTGCATAACTTAACGAAAGGAGATCAATATGACTGAAGAAAAAAAGGTCATTACGATTGACGATATAGAATACACCGAAGATCAATTATCAGATGAAGCAAAGGGTTGCATAAATCATTTAGGTTCATTGGATCAGAAGATAGCAAGTACTCAGTTTAATCTAACGCAACTGCAAGTTGGGCGTGATGCTTTCATGCAGCGTTTAAAACAAGAGTTAGGAAAAGATGGATAAACGTACAGTGTCATCAGCGCATGAGCGTATAGACGAATTACAGATACAAGTTGCAGAGATTAAGACTGAGATGAAGATACAGTTTAAAGATTTGTACAATCGTATCAAACGTCTCGAAGCTATTATGATTGGTATTAGTGGTGCAAGTTTATTGTTGCTTCTTCGCATGACATTTATGAGCTAGTAAGATGGACCCAGTTTCTTGTGTTATGATGGCAACTGGGGCTTTCAAGGCACTAAAGGGTGCTATTGGAGCAGGTAAAGATTTACAAGAAATGACAGGGCAGCTTTCTCAATGGGGAAAAGCTTTCTCTGATTTTACCAATCTTGAAGAAAGAGAAAAGAACCCACCATTTTGGAAAAAAACATTCAAAGGGTCTGATGAAGAAACAGCTATAGAAATCTTTGCTAATAAAAAAAAGATGGAGCAAATGCGCTCTGAAATTAAAGAACATATAACTTGGCATTATGGTAAGTCTGCTTGGGATGAAGTGTTAGCTATTGAAGCGCAAATGCGTAAACGTAGAAAGGATGAACTGTACAGAAAACAAGCGCAGGTAGATGCGGTTATTAATTTTACAATTGGTGCAATTATTTTTGTTATTAGTGGCGGCATTTTGTTTTTGATATTTTATATTATTGGTAAATATCAAGGTAGGTGGTGACATTATTAGAACGGAAGGGAAAATACATAATCTATAATAAGCAAGGTTATGTTTTAATTATTACTAGGGACAAACGAGTAGCCTTAACACACGCGAGGAAATATTATGGTAGCAATAACAGCTAATTATCTAGATGAACTAAAGATCTTACCACGCCTAGCATTTCTATGTCAGATTATTTTGACTTGGAAAGTATGTCTTTGGTTTATGACACTTGAAGATCCGACTACGCAACAGTCAGCATTTGTATCTTTAGTTACTGCTATGCTTTCTGCATCTTTTGCGTTATGGTTAGGCAAAGAAGCAAAGACAGACAGAGGAGGATACAGTGCTCCAATCGTTGATAGGCCCAATAACTGAACTAGCAGGAGGTTGGTTAAATGCCAAAACCCAAGCCCAACAAGCAAACGCGAAACTCAAACTCACCGAAGCCGAAGCCAAAGCCAAGATCCTCGTCTCGAAAGAAACCTCAGTCCAAGACTGGGAAAGGATTATGGCACAAGGTTCTCAGTCTTCTTGGAAGGACGAGTGGTTAGTTTTACTTTTTTCTATTCCATTATGTTTAGTATTTACAGGAGAGTGGGGGCGTACAGTCGTTTCAGAGGGGTTCACAGCACTGGAACAGATGCCTGAGTGGTATCAATATACTTTAGGCGTTATCGTAGCTAGTAGCTTTGCTGTGCGCTCTGCGACAAAGTTCTTTAAGAAAGGTTAATCATGGGATTTAAATTATCAGAACGCTCAATGAGCAAACTAAGAGGTGTGCATCCTGATTTAGTTAAGGTTGTAACTACAGCTATAACTCTAACTGATGTAGATTTCGGATGCATTTGTGGTTTACGTACCGAAGCAGAACAGAAAGAACTTGTGGCTAAAGGTGCAAGCAAAACTATGAACAGCTTTCACAGACAGCAAGTTGATGGGTTCTCTCATGCTGTTGACCTCATGGCTTATGTTGGTTCTCGCGCATCATGGGAAGAAACTCTGTATGATAATATTGCAGATGCAATGAAAAAGGCGGCTGATCAACATGGGGTTGATGTTACTTGGGGTGGTGCTTGGCAAGCAGATGAAAGTGTTCGTTGGTTAAACATGAGAGAGTGGGGAGGCACAATGGAAGAAGCATCATTAGCTTACATTGACCTCAGACGTAGACAAGGGAAGCGACCTTTCTATGATGGGCCTCACTTTGAGTTGACTAGATAAATTTTTTTCCCAAGGGGGCTTTGATAAAGTAATTGAGCTCTTGTCTTGCACAGACATCTTGCGTTTGTATCCTTGCCACTCTTTATCTTTTTTAGTCCACATCTGGTCTTACCCTTGGTTTAACATCTACCTTTTTTACACCAGACATAAACGGTGTCTTACGACAGTACATCATAATCTCTTTGCCGTAGGTATCAGCTAGTATATCATAAAGTTTATCTAGTGCACCATCACCCATTGCGTCATAACATTCTTGTTGGCTTGGGAAAATAGCTGTAGTTGATACTGGCTGATCTTCAACCACATACTCAATAACGAGTAATGTGTAAAATAATTTAAGCATTGTTTATCTTTCTTGCTTTGATTAAAATAATAAAGAGGACGGGTTGTCAGGTTCGCCCCTTTGCCTGTCCTCACGATTATCAACTTCAACACTATCAACTCTATCAACAATTCAAATAGAAGTTGAGATAGTTGAGACAATTGAGAAGGGTTTTTATATATTATATCCCTGTATTCTTAGCTTAGAAACAAAGTTACTTAGATCTTCTTTTGCTCTGTAGTGCTTTGCTTCTGCGTTTGGGTCTCTGTTGTATTTAAACCTTTCTTCTGACCACTTGCTTTCTTGTTGCTTTAGATACCTTAACTCAAACTGTTGAGCAGGAGGTAGCTGTTTTTTTGTCACTGTTATATCTCCTTGCAAACTGAATGTTGTATCGCCAAGCCTCTGTTCTTAGCTGCCCCATGTCAATATTAATCATACGAGAAGCCTCGGTAATTGTAAGGTTAGCTTTGGCACAAGTTTCTATTAACCTCCGTTTCTCTTCCTTGTGCCGCTTTCTTAACTCAGGCCATGTTTCTTTAGAATGGTATTTTGTCATTTAAATCTCCACTAGTACTCGGTGTTACTTGAAAAGAAATCATTTTATTACCGTTGTGTTCTTTACGCCAACCTGCCATTCGCATTTTGTCTTTAGTCTCAGTTATTGTGTAATCATCTAGTGGCCCAGAGTAATTTGGTTTACCATCAGATGCTTCTTTATCTTCAAACATAATTGAACAACGTTGATACACTTCAATAATATTTTTGCCATTCTTGGTTGTACCTGCCATCATTACAATCTTGCGCTCATTGCCTTGCAAATTCATTTTGCCAGAGAGGATAAACTTCTGATCTGGATATGGTGCAAACCCTGCGCCTGTATTTGTATTGTCATATTCTGCCATTTTTTTGGCTCCTGTATTATAATGTTTTTGTGCTGCTACTAATCTTGCGTGGTGACTTCGAGATTTATCTTTTCTGTGACCACAAGATTCCCCTGCCTTAGCTGCACACTTCGGGCAGGGTATTTGTTGAACCATTTCTTTGGTAGTAATTACCAATCAGATTTGTCCTTGTCGGTGTATTTGTTACCATCGAATTCCCCAAGAAATACATCAGCATTAAAACCTAAGTGTGACAATGCTTTGGTTAGTCCATCAGTCATAGCTTTCTTTGGTGCATCTTCATCTACTTTGCCGTTACGCATAAGAGCCTTACAGCCAGAGACAGGGCCGAATACATTGCTTGGCGATCCATGCCATACACTTACATTAGCTATAACAACTGTATCATCTGGCGATAGGTTGTGAATGATTGTATCTACATGATAGCCCCACCCTTCACCCACTGGGCCAAACTGTTTTGTTGCTGCCTTGATTTGATAATGTGCATCAATAGCAGTAAACTTTCTTGCGCCAAAGTTTACTTGCTTAAGATACTTTTTGTCAGACTTTGATACTTTATCCCATAAATCTAAACTCATACTTTGCTCCTTACATTGATGCGAAGTGATCCACGTTTGTCTCTCTTCACAGTTAACTGGTCACAATAAACCTCGCGCTCATCATCACCAACCATTTCTTTTAAGTTTTCTTTTGCAGTCTCAAACTGCTTATGATCCCACTGCTTGCTTAGATATGTAACTACATTATCCATAAACATATTGTCTGTACTGGCATCACGTTTAACCATTTCATCTACAGGTATTTTATCTATAGATAGATTAGGTTCATCTATACCTACTGGTTCTTCTTCACGTTCAACATATCCCCAGAAGTCTGCTATGATTGCTCTCATACCTTCAACATACTTTTCATCGTATCTTACTTTAGCGTAATCCCATCTGCCATTGCCAAAGATTACAGACAAGAAACATGCAGGTGACTCAGCCAACATCATGTATAGCTGTATCTGCGGCATGTATTGTGTAAGCACATCTTCCATCTTGTTATTCTGAAACGTGTGCTTTGCCTCAATGATACTGCTACCAACCATTCCATCTATTGTACCTTTGTATGGCACACCAGATATTTTGTTTTCAAATACCATTTGCTTTGAGTCTACAGTTTGCTGAGTGGTTTCTTCAAACCATCTTAGGTTGAATTTTTCAGTGTGAATACCAAGTTGTACTGCAAGTACGCTGCTCAAATCATCTGGCTCTTTTAGACCCATTTTGACTTGCCAAAGCTCGTACCAGTCAGCATTCATTATCTTTACGGCATCGCTGCCGCCAATAAAATTCTTTCTATCCATAACATTTGCTCCTTATATATGTATACTTTTACTGCACCTATGCAGTAGGGTCAACATATTTATTTATATCATCCATAGTTACAACACCACGCTCAAGCAATTGTTCGCGTGATAGAGTGTCTCGAATGTAAAGATCATCTACATCTTCACCTGCTAGAATTCTTTTCTCAGCCATGCGAAATCTATCAAGGCTAAACTCTACACACGAAGTGAGCTCTTTTACATCATATGCTTTAACACTTTCTTGAGTTGCAGTTATAAAGGTCTTGATTGTCGGCCATGTCCGCGCTCCATGAATGGCGCGGATCTGTCCGTCAATCTTTGCCAACACACCTTTGAACATATCATCATTGAACTGAGAAGGTATGTGTTTGTTTACATCCTCAACAATTAAAATCATTTCTTCTTTGAGGGTTTCATTATCCATGCCAGTAGGTGGTGTATACCTACGCAGTAGTTGCTGTAGCCATGAACCTATAATACGAGTGCGATCTTCATACTTCATTTTTTATATATACTCAGCTTTTCAAATGCATACCTATCAAAGTTAATAATATCATCAAGGCGATCAGTGTTTGATCTACCTGATACGTCATCTATTTCGTCATCCCATCGCTCACCATTGAGCCATGTGGTTGGGTGTGGGATGTACTGTTTCTCTTTGTGCTCAACAGTCTCAGCAAACTTGGCTGCTGCCGAGAGGATAGTTACTGCATCTGTTTTCTTCAGTGCTCTTTCAAATGCAAGTCGAGCATGACCTTTGGCTATCTTTCTTGGATAAGTATTCCAGAAGTCATCGAAGGTAGGTGTCTCACTGACACCCCAAGTAGTATTATTATTTATATTAGTAACATTATTCTTATCTTGGTGTGTCACACTGACACCCTCCTCTTTTAAACAATTGAATTGATAGATAGTTGCAGTGCCTGTTTTACCTGCAACTTTGGTTAGATAGTTTTGTTCTACGCAATAGTTCACTGCTCTTATAACTGAGCTTCTGCTTAATCCTGATAGCTCACACAGTCTTGGTATTGTTGGGTAAGCAATACCATATAGATCCGTATGATCTGCAATGATCAACATGATTAGCTTTGCATGAGCATTTTGAACTTGCCATTGTACTACTTCTCGTAGTAATATTTCAGCGTACAACATGTTTATGCTTTGACATGTTTGACTCCTTATGTATGAAGCCCTGCCTTATACCCATTTGGCAGGGTTTTATTTTATCTTTTCTATTAACTCCTTGAAAAGATCCTCTGATAATATCACACAAACTTTTTCTTTTCCATCTTTTCTTTTATAAAATGCTAAGTCTCTACCTTCTAAGACCTTGAAAGCATTAGGAAAACTAGATGTTGTGCGGTATTTAACTTCAGCTACTAGATTTCGTCCCACCAGTGAAGGGAGGTGGATGTCTCCTGAGTATTCTCCTCCGAGTGAACCTGAGAGTGGGACTTTCTTTGCTTCGATCTTTTGTTCTTCGAGCCACTTGATGAACCATCGTTCATGATAGCTGCCTTTTCGCTTATTCTTGTTTGCCATATATCTTTCTCATAACAATCCAAACAAACCATATGATAGCTTGCAGGGCTTTCACTATGTAATATTGCAACAAAATATTCTGTAACAATACCACAACTATCGCACTCGCATGTGCCTAATTTAATCTTCGTACGAACAGACTTTGATCTTCGCGCCAAGTGCATCTAACCAACACGTTAACATGAAACCAGAAGGTACACGTTTGTATTGCTCCCATTTGTGAATTAAAGATATAGTGCAGCCAATCTCCAAAGCTAAACGTTCTTGAGATAACCCAAGGTCTTTACGTCTAGCAATCAAAGCATCAACCAATTCAATGTATGAGTTAGTTACCTCTGTTGCTTTTGTGTAATTTTGGAACTGCGGCATTAATCTTTTTAGGTTCAACCAAACCAGTAGGCCACCGCTTAGATAATCTATCTAATGTTTGATACACTTTCTTTGCAGTATCAAAACTAATCTCACTACTACCATTTACTGTTCGGTAATAAGTTGATGTAGGTATCTTTGCTAGTACAAATACTTTATGCAAAGGCATATCTACATAGCGGTGCTTCTCTAAGATCTGATCCCAATAACTTTTCAACATGCCGCAGCATATGCACATATGCAGCTAGATAGTCAAGCCTCAGTTAAATCTGTAATCATAGATTCTCGATGAACACATTTATAATTTTCAACATGTTTCATAGAATGTATTTCTTCTATGCTACCTGAGTATTCTTGTAAGATTTCATTTGCTAGATAAGATGCTTCATCTTTATCTTTTGCATTTATAGTAAGGTTCATACCTTCCTCATAATGAAAACCAATATTAAATAATGGCATTAGTTTACCTCCCAATATAAAGCGTAGTGTTTGCCATTGTCATTCTCAACCATAGCTTTATCAATAATCATGCCGCTATCTTTTAGATCTTTTATTCTTGCAGCTAATCGAAAGCAGCCAAACATTTCCAATGCTTGTATTGCAGTTAATGTTTTACCTGCTTGAAGATGTGCTTTGATTAGTTTGTTCTGCGACTCCATTGTATTTCTCCTCTAAGTATTTCCAGAACGATGCTTTGAATGCTTCATTTAAAAGTCTATCGATGTCGGGCATAGCTCAATCCTCCCTTCACCACCGCATTCTTCGCAGGTTTCTATAGTTGAACTTTCACACCCAATGTCACGATCAAAGTTATGTGGATGCCATACTACTTTTTCTATATCACCATCACCACCACATGCGCTGCACTCAACAGACTCCATGTCTATTAGCATTTGTTTTACGCGACCCAATCTTCTATCTCCTCTTGCTTTGATTGATAGTATTCTTCCCATGCATCATGAGCCATAGATAGAAACTCTGCATGTGGAAAATCTTCACAGCATTCTGACATCTTATCTGCAAACTGATTAATGCCAGTAGGCCAATGTGCATACGGAGCAATCTCTTTTGCAATGAATTCTAATTGCTCCGTAGTAAATTTAATGCTCCTTTTCTTCATTATATACTCCTTTTGAATTTGGATCTTTAATGTGTTCTTGAATCCATTCCAAACGTTTTAAAATGCTACCTATTTCTCTAGCAATAAGTATTACTTGAGCTTCTATTTGCTCATCCCTAGTCATCATAATGCGTACCACCTGTCTGAGTTCATTGCTTTGGCAATCTCATTCTCACGTAACCGACGGGCATTTTCTGGACTACCCAAGTGATTTGTATGTGTAGCCCACTCAGTTAGTGTATTATACAATGCCCACTGATTGTTACCAATGTGCGCGCGGTTTTCATCCCACATACGCAAGAGTTCCTCGCGTCTACTCATATTGAAATGTGGTTGCCCTAATTTACTACGTTGTTTTACTTTACAAAGCATATCATTGATAAACATTTCTGCTGTTTCATAACTAATTCTGTTATCAACATACGATTTGAATAAGGTATCTGACTGCTTGAAAGATTCAAAACCTGTTAAGATTTTAGCTGATGATGCTACAACAGATACATTGGTTGTATGCTTTGCCCAAGTCTTAGCTACAGTATTGGGTGTAGTACAGCCGTTCAAACACCACAGTCTAAACGCTTCAGCCGATTGTTGAAATGCCCAACTAGCATCGTATGAATTGTAAAACTGAATACGAAATGTACATATATCATCTACTACTGGTTCGATCTTCCAATCAGGAAAGTTGATCTCACCTCGTAGCTTACGACCACCATCAATGATGTGTATTTTTTCTTCGTATGCAGTGCCAAGAGTATTAGCTACATCATCAATAGAATCCATGATGCTGTTGACAACATCGCTATGCTTTATGACTTTGTATCTATCACCAAGTCCACGACTCATATGTTCGCCAGTGTCAGTGCGAACAACCACACGATTGCCTTTGATCTTATTACCATGACGGTCATAAGTTTCTTGTAGTTCTACTGGGAAATCCCAAGTAGGGTTAGTAAAGTCCAACATTGTTAACTCCTTATGTTAATGTTGATATAAAAATAAATAGTAAACCAAATATGATAATAGCTTTTAATAGCTCTACCATAATATCAAATGCTTTTTTCATTCGCTACTGTCCTCAGTTGTAGTTTTGCCCGACACTTGAATGTCTTCGGGAATCATCTCCCCCCCTCTTCGCACTTGCAGTGCTTGAGGTGGAAAGGGACAGCTACTGCCTTTAGGCTTGTTGGTAGCTGCCCCAAAGGGTTGGTGGCCTAAGCCACCTTTGCCTTTAGTTGAGCTAGTCTTTCTGAAGACATAGCTGGTTTCACTCGTCTTGGGGCAGGTTCCCAAGACTGTCCTGTTACTTGTTCGTAGACACTCAGGTCAGCTTGGTGACGCTCTTCAAGCAGGTTAAGTTCAACCTCGATGTTGTCTATCAGCTTTTGGATCGCATCTGCTTTGATTGTTTGTCCATTTTCCAGTGCTATCTCGTAGTCCGCTAACTTGTCAGCCAACATCTTCTTCTTGTAGACCAGTGAATTGTTTGAAGTGTAACATTCGTCTCTGGCAATGCCCGAAATAAATTGCTCGTTCGGTACAACATCCTGAGTAGAGTGAAAATAATCTAGAACGGCTAGTTTTCTTTCAACGAGTGTAAGTTGCTTCTTAGTCATGTGTATTCTCCTTGTTACATTTGCGAGGACCATCCTCGACACAGACCTTAACAAGACAACTGGGAAAACCTGTCCACTGACAGGTTGTTATTCGCAACCTCTTCCCACACAAGTTGACCTAACCTCAGCAAGACTTGGCAGATTGCTACTAGCTGACCACGTTCAGCTGCAATCTGACAACGGTTATCACAAGAGCACTCTCGCCAGTGCAAGAGGGAAGTTGTTGCGAATGACTTTTCCCTGTTGTCAAGGTCTTTGACGAGGATGACCGCAGCTTGGAACAGGGGGAATACGCTATGATCTAAGACGCGACTGGAGTGAGGAAGAAAGAAAACTAGGCGGTCTAGATCCTTTGTAGTATGCTCCTCAGGTAGAAAGTTGTAGCGAACGTGCAATTTGTGCGTTGACAGAGCTGTTATACTTCATGCTATCACTGGGGGGAGAGAGGGAGAGGGGGGCTTTAGCGTGACTAAAGGAGCACAAAATGGCAAACATAGCAAAGCGCGATCTAACTGATAGACAGCGTCGATTGGTTGAAGCGTTTGTAGCAAATGGCGGCAACCTCACACAAGCTGCACATGAGGCAGGCTACGCTCAAGGCAATAGCGGCAGGGTTTCTGCATACAAGGCGATGAAAACTGCACATGTACGACAGTACTTGATGGAAGCAATGAGTGATGCATTTGGAATGAACGCAGCTAAAGCACTGGGTAGAGTTGTGCAGTTATCATCTGGAGCTAAGTCAGAGTATGTGCAGCTTGAAGCATCGAAGGATCTGTTAGATCGTGCTGGGTTTAAGCCTATAGACCGCTCACAAGTGCAGGTAGCAGGGGATATCAAAGTGTCCATTGATCTATCGTGAGGGGGTAGGGGTCAAAACTTACGCGAGTTACATAGGTAATAGTCCATCACTCGCATTTTTTTGTAGAAAGGTACGGAATGGTAGCAAAGAAATATCAGAACCCGAAAGGTGGATTAAACGCGGCAGGTCGTGCGTATTTCAAGCGCAAGGAGGGTTCTAACTTGAAGAGTCCGCAGAAGTCTGGAACGCATGGTCGAAGGGTTTCGTTTGCTGCTAGGTTTGGTGGTATGGCAGGTCCGTTGAAAGATAAGAAGGGAAGGCCGACTAGGTTAAAGTTAGCGTTGAAGGCTTGGGGGTTTGGTTCTAAGGAAGCTGCTAGGGCATTTGCCAGAAGGAATAAAAAGGCATGAGTACGGTAAACAAGGCAGGTAACTACACAAAGCCTAAGATGAGAAAAAGTTTGTTTTATAGAATAAAGGCAGGTAGTAAGGGAGGGGCAGCAGGTCAATGGTCTGCTCGAAAGGCTCAAATGCTTGCTAGGGAATACAAGGCTAAGGGTGGAGGATATACAGCGTGAAGGCTCCTCAAAGGTCGTTATTAAATTGGGGTAAGCAAAAGTGGAGGACTAAAAGTGGTAAGCCCTCTACGCAAGGCTCAGAGGCTACAGGTGAGCGTTACCTTCCTGCTAAGGCTATCGCTGCTCTTAGTGATTCTGAGTATCGCGCTACAACCCGAGCCAAACGAAAGGGTAAGGCAAAGGGTAAGCAGTTTGTGGCTCAACCGAAGAAGATTGCTAAAAAGGTAAGGAGATATAGAAATGCCTAATGTAAATGGAAAGAAGTTCTCATACACAGCTAAAGGGATTGCTGCGGCAAAAAAAGAAGCTGAGAGTAAAAAGAAAAAGAAATCTATGAAAAAAGGTAAAAGTCTAATGAGTGGGTACGGAAAGTAATGGCTTGGTATCTAACTAACGGAGATTTATATACTGGCGAGACGCATGTTCTTGCAGGAACAACATATAGCGGCAAGACTCGCACCTCCCAATCTTGTCGTTTAGTAGAAGGGCCAGAACCAGTTCGTGCGCGAGGCTCCAACGGGCAGTTAAAAGGCGATGACCCTTCTACGCCTAACATAAACGAGGCTTATTCTAAGCCCAAAAAGAAGAAAAAGGCCAGTCCTAAAAGGATAGAATTAGAGGACGAATGAGTTTTAGCCATTCTATTTCTAAGCATGACCGCGCATTACTACGCACGATTGTAAAGAAAGTGCATCTTCAGCATCATCCTAAAGATTTCCAAACAGATATGGAGGCAGATAAGGTTATTGATGTTATTGCGCCTGATATGATTGAGCGCATGATTAAGTTTGCTGTGGATTACAAGGTTGACAGAATTTAAATATAAACCCGATGGCGAAGTCCTAAAAAAATTTATGAAGGACAATACATTTTTTCGTGGCATTCGTGGTCCTGTAGGTTCTGGCAAGTCTGTCGGTTGTTGCGTAGAAGTGTTTAGACGTGCTCTTTCTCAGAAGAAAAACGACAGTGGCATACGCAGAAGCCGATGGGCTATTATAAGAAACACAAATCCACAGCTTAGAACAACAACAATTAAGACTTGGCTTGATTGGTTTCCAGAAAACGAGTGGGGTAAATTTATTTGGTCTGTGCCTTATACCCATCACATAAAGAAAGGAGACATGGACCTAGAGGTTATCTTCCTTGCTCTTGACCGTCCAGAAGATGTTAAAAAACTATTGTCCCTCGAATTAACAGGCATCTGGATTAACGAGGCAAGGGAGATACCAAAGAGTATTATTGACGCTTGTACGATGAGGGTTGGGCGGTTTCCTTCTATGCGTGAAGGTGGACCTAGTTGGACAGGTGTTATTGCTGATACTAACGCACCAGAAGAAGATCACTGGTGGCCTATTATGTCAGGTGAAGTTCCTATACCAGATCACATTCCTAGAGATCAGGCCAAGATGTTAGTTAAGCCTGATAACTGGCAGTTCTTCACACAACCATCTGGTATGAAAGAAGTATATAATGAAGATGGTGAAGTAGACAATTATAAAGACAATGATGAAGCTGAAAATAAAAAGAACATGCTTCAGAATTATTATACAAACTTAATACAGGGTAAAACTAAATCTTGGATTGATGTTTATGTAATGAATAGATTAGGCTCTATACAAGATGGAAAGCCAGTATATCCCATGTTTGCTAGTGAAACACACATTGCTAAAGAAGAAATACCAATAGCAGCAGGGTTGCCTTTGTACATTGGTATTGATTTTGGGCTTACCCCTGCGGCTGTTATAGGTCAGAAGGTAAGAAATAGATGGCTAATCCAATCAGAGGTTGTTGCTTTTGATATGGGCATTGTTAGATTTGCAGAGGTGTTAAGGAATGAAATTGCTACTAGGTTTTCTGAAGCTTCCGATGTCTATATATACGGTGATCCAGCAGGTGATTTTAGGGCGCAGACGGACGAATCTACCCCTTTTCACATACTTAGAGGTGCTGGTTTACGCGCATTTCCCGCCCCAAGTAATTCTGTGGATCTTCGCTTGGAGTCAGTGGCGCAGCAACTTAATAAGATGGTTGAAGGTAAACCTGCGTTTTTAATAGATAGACGCTGTTCTCAACTTATAAAGGGGTTTGAAGGCGGCTATGCTTACAAACGTATAGAAGTAAGTGGTGAGCGATATGCAGATAAACCTGATAAAAATATGTACTCTCATATACATGACGCTTTACAATATTTAATGCTTGGAGCAGGTGAGGGAAGGGCGCTTATGTCCAATCAAAAACCTGCACAAGTTGTAAATGGGCGTGCAAATTTTGATGTTTTTAGAAGAAAACCTAATAATGCTACAAAAAAACCTAGTTTTTGGTCTCTTGTGCGTTGAAATTTATTTTATTCTGTGATTTGCAAGAAAAAGCTAGCGGAGATTAATAAATATGGGAAAGAGACCTCACCCTATTACTGCTGATTCAGTAGAAAGAGCAGGAGCAACAAAGCTTTTTGACTATCAAGATGCAGGTTTTACATTGCAAAATGCAGGGGCAGGTCTTTTTAGAAGATCTGGAGCGCAAGCAATTCTTCCTGACGGAACTAAAACTCCTATATTTAGAAACAAAAGCAATGAAGTAGAAAAGAGGCAGCTCTTAGCATACCTTGAGGCAAATCATTCTGATTCTTTAGTTCCTACAACAACAAAAGAAGTAGATCCTGAGGGAATACTTGGAACTGGCGTTGGTTATGGCGCAGAAGATTTTGCTAAAGTTGATAAAGAAAATGCATTAAAAGTAGAAGAATTAGAAGAGGCTATTAAAAAACAGAACGAAGAAATAGAAAAACTAAAAAAAGCAGGACAAGTAAAAGTAGAAGACCCAACTGATGATGATGATGATGAATTTAAAAGCAGGTCAACATCAGAAGATCAAGATTTAGATTTACAAACTGTAAAGCCTTCTGCGCCTATAGGAGCAACAAGTGTTACTTATCAAACAATAATTAGAGAACCTTCTGCAGCTGTAAGGCAGCAAGAAAAATATGCTTCTGAACAATTGCGTAAGTCTCGTATAGAAAAAGCAAGACAAAAAAGATCATTGTTAAGAAGAAGGCAGGAGGCTTTGCAAGAAGTAGGTATTGGCAGAAAAGTTCTTAGTGGTGAAGAGCAAGATTTAGACTTGCCACAAGTTGATTCGAGAATATCCCAAGCAACTGGAAGGCGTGGTGGAAGAAGTAGAGGCTCATTAATTACTGGGTCGCGTGGTGGAATTGGTTTTTATAGCAGGTATACATAATGCACGATCCTAAAAAATATCTTGAAAGATACGAAAAAGCTAAAGCGCATAGGCAAAACTTTGTAGATTTATTTGAAGAATGTTATGAATACGCTTTGCCTCAAAGAGAATCTTTTTATTATGAAACGGCAGGGCAGCGCAGGGATGATAAGATATTTGATCATACTGCTGTTGTAGGAACTCAAGAATTTGCTTCTAGGTTGCAATCTGGTCTTGTTCCAAACTTTGCAAGATGGGCAGATTTTACTTCTGGATCAGAAATACCAGAAGAAGAAAGAGATATAGTTGATAATGAACTTGATTCTGTAACAGAGTATGTATTTGAAATACTTCAGAATTCAAATTTTGGACAAGAAGTTCATGAATCATTTATGGATTTAGCATTAGGAACAGGCATTCTTTGTGTTGAAGAAGGTGATTCCATAAATCCAATAGTATTTTCTGCTGTTCCTTTACCACATGTAGTTTTGGATACTGGTGCTGATGACAAAATAGACCATGTATTTAGAGAGAGAAAGAATATTAGAAACTCTGATCTTTCCAATCTTTATGAAGAAAAAGATTTTGATCAAAAAGTTCAGCAAAGAATACAAAGAGACCCAGAAGGTAAATGTAAAGTTCTTGAGGTTGTTTGCAGGGATTATTCTCAGAAAAATGAGGAAGCCTATTTTCATTATGTAATTGATTTGTCTACAAAAACTTATTTGTTTGAAGAAACATTTAAGGGTGTTGGTGCTAATCCATATGTTTGTTTTAGATGGGCTAAGTGTGCAGGAGAAGTATATGGTAGAGGGCCATTAGTTAATGCTTTGTCTGCAATTAAAACAGCTAATCTTGTTATTCAGCTAGTATTAGAAAATGCACAAATGGCTATTTCTGGTATTTACCAAATGGATGATGATGGGATTATTAACCCAGATACTATTAACCTAGTCCCTGGTACTATAATACCAAAGTCACCTCAGTCTGGTGGGTTGCAACCTATAAATGCAGCAGGTCGTTTTGATGTTGCGGATATTGTTTTGAGTGATCAAAGAAATGAAATAAAGAAAACTCTTTATAGCGAAATGCTAGGAAATCCTGATAGAACTCCTGCTTCTGCTACGGAAGTAGCTGAACGTATGGCTGATTTATCAAGAAGAATTGGCTCTGCATTTGGAAGATTGCAAGCTGAGTTAGTACAGCCTGTACTTCAACGAGTAGTTTATATTCTTAAAAAGCAAGGACGTATAGAAATACCAACTATAAATGGTAGAGAAGTAAAAATACGTTCCGTTTCTCCTCTTGCTCAAGCTCAATCAAACCAAGACATTACTTCTGTTTCACGTTTTTTAGAAACGGTAAGTACATATTTTGGACCCGATATGACAAACATGTTAATTAACTCTGAGCAAACTGCTGTTCATCTTGCTAAAAAATATGGTGTACCTGACACCTTGATTCGTGATGAAGAAGAGCGTAGACAGATAGTTGCGATGATGCAGCAAATGCAACAGATGCAGCAACAGCAACAAGTAACAGGACAACAAATTGCCGCAGAGTAGTTACATTGGTTTAGATGGAATAGGGCGAACCAAAATAGAAGAAGATAAAATAAGCCTTAACTTTGGTTCTTTATTTTCTGAACCTACTGGTCAAGAGATTCTTAAATATTTGCGTAGTATTACTATAGAAATGGTTAGCGGCCCTAATATTTCTACTGATGAGTTGCGTCATTTAGAAGGTCAGCGTTATTTAGTTGGTTTAATAGAACGTCATATCCAAAGGTCACACAAGGTAAAAAACAATGAGTGAAGAAGAAGTTATAGAAACAACAGAAGAAACATCAGCCGATCTTCCTGCAAAAGAAGATCGTGATTTTGTTGTAGCAGAAGATTTGGAAGCTAAAACTCAAGATCGTCCCGAATGGCTACCAGAAAAATATAAAACTGGAGAAGATTTAGCTAAAGCATATAAAGAATTAGAGTCAAAGCTTGGCACTAAAGAAGAAGATCTTAGAGCTAAATTTATAGAAGAAGTTCAGTCTGAAGCTTTTAAGGATAGACCTGATAAAGTTGGCGACTATCAATTGCCAGAAGTTGAAGATGGTGATTATGAACTTGATAGTAATATTGTTCAGTGGTGGGCCAATCATTCTTTTGAAAACGGATTTAGTCAAAAAGAATTTCAAGAAGGTCTTGATAAAATTTCTGAATCGGTTTTATCAAATTTTCCAAACCCAGATGAAGAAGAAAAAAAATTAGGTGATAATTCTGCTGCAAGAATAGAAGCTGCCGCTTTGTTTAGTCATAAGTTCTTTGAAGAAAAACATATGGAGGCAATCGAACGGCTGACTGAAACGGCAGGTGGTATCGAAGCAATTGAATATATTATGGAAAAAATGAAATCTGCTCCTGTTAATATAGATTCATCTCCTTCTGGTCAAATTACAGAACAAAGTTTAAGAGAAATGATGCAAGACGAAAGATATTGGCATCCTGCTAGAAGGAATTCTGATTTTATAAATGAAGTAAATGAAGGTTTTCAGAAACTATATAATCAATAATTTTAAATTGTGCGTTGCATTTTAAATAAAACTATTGTTTAGAATGGGTCATTACGACCCATATCGCATTGATCGGCCCTAATTGGATACCCGAATTGATATGTAAGAGTGGATACTCGTAGCAATCGGAAACTCAATTTAGGACTGTAAAAATGGCTAATACAATAGACCAAGCCTTTATAAAGCAGTTTGAAACTGAAGTTCACATGGCGTATCAGCGTATGGGTTCCAAGCTACGGAACACTATT